TTATTTATCCTCTCCTTCACTATTTACATCATGATCAGACCAAATCCCCAATGTGATACCAACAGTCAATAAATAAGGTGCTAATTCATCCAAAAAGCTTTTTGCCTCTGGAACACCAAACTTCGTAAATAAAAATCCAAGCAAAGAAAAAACCGCAACCCATGTTTTCCAGTTGCGGAGTCGTTTTTTAATATTCTCTTTTGTCATAGTTAATTTATCTCCTTTTCTACATTATCTAAACGTTTATGTGCTTGTTTGGCACTCTCTTCAACTCTTGTAATGCGTTCGCCAAATGAAACCATTTGTCGTTCACTCGCCTTTTGATCTATACGGATATCATCAACGCCTTTGCTGATGTATTCTAACTTTGCTTTCATTTCTGCTCCTTGTTGACCATCTGACTTAATTTCTTTTGAACGATTTAACGAGTAAGAAAAATACCCGATTAATGCTGATGAGATTGCTATAATTAATCCAATTTCAATTGTCATAACTTCACTCCTTTTTAAGTAATAAAAAAAGACCAGCTATCGCTGCTCCTGCTCTGTTTGTGTGTTATTTTCATTAGTTGGTGTTGGCGGTTCTTGTGGAGGATATTCACCTGTAAGTTTAAAATAATCATTTGCACAAATGCGCCTTTTAGCAACTCCTAAGTTCAATTCATATAATTTGGCTCCACAACCACATAACTCACATTTTGTTAAAACTCTAAAACCAATAGTCCCGTCAGCCATGTCCCTCCATACCTCAACTTTACTTGTATCGTTGGCAATCCCTGCATTATCTAACATGTCAGCAGGTATTTGTATAAAAACTCCTGTTTCTGTTCGTTTTACATCTACTATTCTTCCCATATAAGGAAGCATTTCGCCTTCCTGAAAAGGCATCATATAGTTAATATCCATGTCCAATCCTTCCTCTCTATCCAAGTGCGTTAAATTTCCAACCACTTGGAGTACTCACATAAAAACCTGCTCCAGCATTACCGTCTGTAAAACGTATATGCCCCCATTGTTGGAATCCACCGCCACCTAAGTTAATTCCCTGCATTGCTCGTATATTTCTAAAGATTTTCACTTCTTTTTCAGTACTTATATCAAACGTTTGTCCGTCTGGTGCTGGAGTTATATTATTATTCACACCACCTACAGCAAGTGCGTTAAACGGCTGAATACCATCTGCTCTTTCTGCTGCAGCACGATCCCAATTATACATAGATGCATACTTACCACTGTATAGCGTTACACCACTTACACAAATCGCGGTCCCTTGTCTCATGTCAGCATTAGCAGAACAAACTTTAATAATCAATGCGTGTTGTTGCGGAATATAGTTTGTTGGCACTTTGAAAGTAAAAGAATACCTTCTGATTTCTCCGTAGAATGTAGACGGCTCAGGAAAGTCCATCTTTTGTTCACTCAATATGTCGTAACTTACGTTGTCTCGGAATTTTACGCAGCATACATGTATTCTCGGTTTTCCTGTTTTACGCACTCCATTTATCATGGCAGTTCTAAAATGAGCGGATGCTGTATATTCGTTACCAGGATGTATACCGTTATTCACGATCGCTTCCGGATAGTTATACATATCTACCCTTGCAGCATTCACCATCTGCTCGTAATCGAATATATGTGTATTCTTTTCTATTACGACATTTCCCCAGGACTTCCAAGTAAGGCCATATCCACCTTCAAATCCATAATAATCGTTATGGCCAATGTTTTTCTTTGTAACACTAGAAAAGTCGGGATCTGCTATTAGGTTTCGTCTTGATACCGCAGTTGTTTTTGTTCCCCATTCGTCTTGGAATAGGAAGTCTAGCATTTTAACAGTTACACCATCTTTATCAATGGTTATCTTATCACCGTCAATTCTAATAAGATTCGTATCAATACCTTTTGCAGTTAACCATTTCACCATTGTATCGGCATTAATATTCAGTTTCTCAGCATCGATTGTAATCTTACCAGGTGACATATTAATAGAAGTAATGATACCGTCTTTTAAAATTTGTGCTAATATCCCTTCATCTAACACTTCTAACCTAGATTCTGTTTTCGTTACATAAGCTTTATAAGTCTCATTTATAAACGTTTCTTGTTTGCCAGAGATGATTGAAACGCCTTTTTCAGTAGCACTAATACTTCTTTCTAATTCTGTAACTTTCTGATTGTATTTTTCGGTAGCTACTTTATTAGCGATATCTTCCATCATTTTATCAACATCCGTTTGATCTTTCGGATGTAACCAAAATTCTGTAGCTACTTTACCACGCTGCAACATAGGTAACGCAATCCATAAGGTTCCATTTCTTCTCATCCACGGTTTATAACGTGCTTTAACAGCTCCAGCCGGAACTGTTCCGGAAATAACAGCCCTAATCCAATTAGAATTCGCAGTTACATCGATACCAATTGATGATTGTGAAACTCGGCTACCTTGGGCATTTAGATACTCAATTTCTAACACGAAACCTTGTCCTATGTTATTGGACATAAAGTAACCTGAAGCTACAATGTCTTCACCAGCAGTTACGTCTATCGTTTGATGAAGGCTATACCATTTATCTTCATTCAATCCAGCCGCATGTAATTTAGCAGTTGTATAGCCTTTGTATGTTACAGAAGAGTCAATAACAGCACTATTACCATTTTGTGACCAATATTTGAAGCCCTGAACGAATGCAGCGTTCCGTAGATCATTTATAGAACCCAATCCACCAACATAATCCTCAACATCTTTCTTTTTCATTGTTAACTTCAATGCTTCAGAATGTTGACCTATTGTTGTAGTAGCCTCACTAATCGTCTTTCCTTGCGCAGTTTGTGTTTCCTGTAATTTCTTAACACTTGCAGTTGTTCCTTCTGCATTCTTTTCTACAGTGTTAACACGTTCATCAAAAGAGGTTTGTGTTTTTTCTACCGTTTTAATACTTTCTTTAATACCATCCACACTTTTTTCAATCTCTGTTGTTTTCTTAATGAATTCATCATTCGTTACTTGATTTTCTGGAGCTGGTGTCCAATCCTGTGGCTTATTCCCTTTATATAAAGCAACCCATTCTACAGTTGCCTTTGTAGCATTATTTGGATAATTATATAAGTTTAATCTCCGTTCATTCCCACTTGTAGTTGCAACAGCTTTGAAAGTTACATAAGTTATTCCGTTAGCATACACACTTGTTGCATATCCAACATTATTTGAACCACCATTCTGCCAAATTCCAAATTGTTGGCCCTGCGGGACACTTCCTTTAATTACAAAAGTATATTCCTCACCTGCAACAAAATTTTCAGTTAGAGAATATGGATTGATTAGATAATCTGTTTTTTCGTATTTAGTATTTGAATCTAATAACAGATTACGTCCTCCAGATTTATCATTATTAACCTTTGTTTCTACTTTTGTTAACTTTTCACTTATCTTCCCAGCTTCTTCTTTTATTTCAGTTGTTACCTTGGTTAAAACATTACCATCTGCAAGATCTTCAGGAGCAGGTCGCCACGAATATTCTTTGTTACCTATAGTTATAATCAATTGCGGTGAGCTTTGCTGATACCAACAACCAGCAGGAGGATTTGCGTCAGGTTCTATACGAAAATGACTCTCGTTACTTGTTCCAGGTGATGACATCATACCTGCTGTAACTGTGAATGAAACACTTACTCGTTTCCATTGATTCGTAGATTTATTGGGACGGATTCCGGTAGCATCTGGTGAAAAGTAAAAAGTTTGTTGTAAATCTTGCCCATCCGGTAATCCCTTTACACGAGTATAAATTGAATAGGTTACTTTATCTCCTGCTTTGACAACTTTTCGATCAACTAAATCTTTGAAGTTATAAGCTAAAGCAGTCCAAGACGATTGAGTTTCTACGACAGCATTTCCTTGAAAAACATCCTTCGAAATTTTGACTTTATCTGCTGACTTAAGCCACCAACGATTGTCTGCTTGTGCAATGGTCAAAGCTCCATCAAAGGATTTAGAACCGACTAACAAGTTTCTTACATCGTCATTAAAGTTTGCTACACTTTCTTTAACTTCAGAAATAACTCTCTTATTTCCGTCCACATCATTTACTAAGGTGTTGATTTTACTTGTAGTATCCGTACTATTTTTCGTTAATGTTTCAATAGAAGTTTTAAATCCCTCAGAATCCTGTTCAAACTTGGTTACTTTTTTATCAATTTCACCTTGATCTCTTTGTACATCAGAAATAGTTCTCGTAACTTTTTGAAGGCTTTCTGTTACTTGATTAAATTGTCCAGCGGTTTCTTCTTGCGCTTCTTCCACTTTCTTATTTAATTCTTCTTTTGTGAGTTTAATATCCTTATTAACCTGCTCCAGTGTATCTTTTTTAATTGATTCCACATCAGGAATAAGGAGTTCCCAACCTTTACCGTTCCACACTTTTAAAATACCAGGTTTACCGTTACTAATATCTCGCCATATAGTCTTACCAATTTTTAAATTCGTTGTTGGTGGATTCACAGCCTCGATGATTTCCACTGTATTATTCTTCAAGTTTTCTTGAACTTTCTCTGCTAACTCTTTCGCTGCTTTCGACTCTTTCTGTGCTTCATTTACTTTTTTATCAGTATCTTGTACAAGTTCTTCTAATCTATCTAACAATTCTTTATTTGCTTTATTTCCTAAAGTAGCGCGAATCCTATTGTACATTTTTCTTAACTCTTCGTTCGCATCAGTAATTTCACGATAGTCGCCAAATACGTATTGATCTTGTGAAGGGTCAGTAAATGATTCATCACCAGCGATAGCGCGTGCTTCTAAATACAGTTTAGGTGTAAATCCAGTATCTTTAATTCGGATTGTATCACCTTCATTTATTAATTCGTGAGCTAGTCCAAATATACGGCCAATACTTTGAGCTTGAACCTCGTAAGAAACAGAAGATACACGTTTTGCTAGCTCTGTTTTCATAAGAGTCAGTAAACGTTCTGGTGTGATATTTTCTTCTGTTTCCGGAGTATAGAAACCAAATTTATGCTTTCCGTGTTCATTCCACCGTTGGAACGCATCATTATCAACAATGTAAGGAAGTCCGTTATTGATACTTTCAATTGTGATAAGTTTATCACCTTCATCTCGTACAAAACCGACAAGTGCTGTGCAAATATCTCTTGAGTGCTCAATACGTCTAACACCGACTAAATCTTTTCCTAGCACTACTTCTTTTCCTGTTTCTTGGCCACGTTTCCTTATCATATCGACATACCAGCCAGTAATTTGAGAACCTACTACTTCGACACGATATTGGATTTCTAACTCAAACAAAGTAGCAATTTTCTTTAAAAAAGCGAGCGGATCTATAAATTCATCAATAGTCATTGTATGGAATGAAGAATAATCGGTTTTTCCACGTTGCCACTTTGAATCTGCAAGAGCAATATCTATAAACGTATTAACTGTTTCGCTCTCTATGCGTTGTGGTTTAATGAACCCATCCTTGGCTATTTGAACCCAAGCGCCAGAAGCATGTACAGTAATCGTTCTATCATTAGATTCTTTTTCTACTTCATTATTGATAACATACGGAACAATACGACCATCACGCACTTCCTTTAATACTAAGTTCTGTTGTTGTAATGTAACTGCATGTGGAGTTCCATCAAAAGTTTTAAATTCTAACGTATCAATATTGTTTTTGATTTCCCAATGGCGTTTATCATCCCAATAGTCCTTTGATTGAATGACTGATATAATCTGATCTGTTTTGAAATCAACAACATGAAGTATCCCACTTGGTGTTCTCATCTAAATCTCTCCCTATATTTCACCTTTGCTGTTCCTATATCGGAAGGTATGATTTCAAGTGTATTAATACCTTTATTGATAACAGGAAAATTACTAAAAATATCTTTTATGTTAATAGCGTTTTTCCCTTCAATACTGACATGACTGCTTTCTGTATCAATCACGACTTTGTCACCAACATCGAATATATAAGGCGGTGTATTTTGATTATTTAAATTCACTTTCCAAAATTTCAAATCAGAAACTGACATCGCTTCTACTGGTGGAACATCTTGCCACTGCATGATACTAATCTGTATTTGAGCTGCTTTTTCCATATGTTTATTGTCTTTATCGGTCCATCTTGCAAAGCGTTCTGAATCATTTTTTTCTGTTCCAGGAAGAAATTTTGAAATATAAGCCTCCCAATCATTACCGGTTCTAGCAATCCACAACCTACCATAATACTGATTCCACGTATTCGGATAATCACCACTCTCATAAATCAAACCTATTTTTCCAGGCTTATTATCATATCCAATTACCATCGTTCCAAAATTTTGTTCAGCTTGCCAATAGAGGTCATTCATGGCAATTTTTGAAAGAACTTTGCTGTTTTCATCGAGTATCGCTATCTCAACTCGTCCCATTTCATTGATCTTTTTACTTTTACATGTAACGTGGGCTTGCATAATAAAATCTTGTACTGGCCCACCAGGAATACTCTTTTTAACAGATGCGCCATGCCATCCATTACTCGAACCATAGTCCGAACAATAGAATTGATAACTATCTGTTTTCATTTCACCAACTGGATTACCATCTTCCATAGAACTAACCTTACTCCACCCTACAGTAGTGGACATATCATCCCATATAAGACGTTGATTTCTTTCTACAGGCAATTGTTCCATTTTTAATGGCACTCCAATACGGAAATAATCTGGTTCCTTTGAATATTTATCTTCAAACCATACATCTAAAAAAGTGTTTGGTTTTTTAATATCAATTTCAATAATTGGATTTGAATGCACAGAGCCTTTATTTTTAACATTGGCAATTAATCCTCGACCGTCATTTTCAAAATCAACCGTTTGCTCATTTCCTAATTTATACGGCATGGGACAAATAAATTTCAAAGTGCCTTGCCCGATATCTACAAATTTATCAATATCAAAATCTTCATCTATAACTGCCATATAAGTTCTATCAGGCATTACATCAAAAATCAGTTCTGCTGGATTTTCAGTAATAAGCCACTCCGCTATTTCTTCTTTTAACGTTTCTAAATTCGTCCCATTTGGAACAATAATCCCCACAGGTACAGGAAGAGGACGGGTTTCGGTATCTGTACTTAATAACCTTGCGCCTGGATATCCAGGGGTTCTCAAAAAATTCCTCCTTAAAGGCGCCCATGTTGGAGGATTCCATCCTCTTTCAATATGAATATAACTTTTTCTTTCTCCATTAAATTCAAAGGAACTCATTGTCTCCCTCCTTTTGCACAAAAGAAAAGAAACCCAAATCTAAAAGACTGAGTTTCTTGCTTGTGCTCTATTTTGATATTCAGTTACATACGGATGGCTCACACGCGCTATTTCCCTTCCTTCTAGTATGACAGGAATTTCGATATAAGTAGGTTCTGGTTTTATATATGGTTGCTTATCTGGGTTATCATTGTCAGGTCTGTATTGTATGACATTAGGATTATCAGATAACACTTCTCTCCATCTAGAATCTAGAAAGGCTGCCTACATCATGAATGGAAAGTCCCTCGAATCGTTCCATTTGACGTCCGATTTCTCTTACCGCATCACGCATATTTTCAGGGATATGTGTAATCCAATCGTTTCGCCAATCCCCATCTACAAAGATAGCATTAAAATACTTTGTTAATGGATCATCACCTTGAAAACTAAATATTTCTTCTGGTTTTATGGAACGAATACTATCAATAGCTCCTGTTACCGTATCTTGCAATGCATCTCGCACAACAGAATATTGACTTTTAATACCTATCGCAATCCCTTGTGCCATACGAACGCCAGAAAATCTCAACTTATTTGATTCACTATTTAATTTCAGTTCATTTATAAGAGCTGCGTTTGCTTTGGTACCAATTTCTCTACTTTCTTTTTCAGCCATGTGAGCTGATTTCCTTATACCAAGCGCAAATCCTTCACTAAATGGTTTACCACCTTGATCACGTGTTAATTTTGATGGAGAGTTTACATCAAGTGTAGCTTTTAACGCATTAAATGCACCTCGTGCCAAACTAGCTGCTACATTTTGTACATTCCATTCACCGTTAGATATACCTCTAGCAAACCCACTAGCAAAAGCTTCTCCAGGACTAAGAGAGCTGACACTCCCTAATCCATCTTTACCACCTTGAGCAACACTTGTTCCGCTTGCAACAGCGGCTCCACGTTTTGCTCCCATATCACTTGCGAATTTATTACCAGCCTTATCACCACCGCCACCATCGGTCGCACTTCCTAACATACCCTCTACACCTAATTTAACATTACTAGCTGCTCCGACTACATTCCCTTTATTCCCGTTAATTAGTCGTTGCATAAGAAGAGTAGAAGATGCGCCGCCATTTCCATCTGTGGTTGATCCTAAAGTATTTTCTACACTTTGTTTAACACCTACGGCCGCTCCATTGACATTGCCTTTATTATTATTAATATTATTAAACATCATAGAAGTCGCGTTATTACCGCCATTATTATCAGTTGTACTTCCTAATTGCTGTTCAACGCCTAGTTTAATATTAAAAGCTTCACCTATAATACTTGGCTTATATTGAGCCATAATTCGATTCATTAATGTAGTAGAAGCTGCTCCACCATTTCCGTCTGTGGTTGATCCCAGTGTTTGTTCTACACCTTGCTTAACTTCCTCTGCGGCTTGAACAGGTTGACCTCCATTTTGACGAATTCCATCTGCGGTACTTTGCGGAATAGCTGCCCCTTGCTGAGTTGTATCAATGTTTGTTTTTTGTACAACCATTTGTCTTATAACTTCGAGTGCCTGATCTATATTAAACTTCCCATTGTGTAAGCCTTGAACAAGAGACGCAATTGTCACTTCTCCATTCGGCCCTAAGTTGTACTTAGTCTTATCTTCAATATTAACTCCCAATGTATTAAGAACGTCTTGTACATTAATAAACCCTGTTTCCATACCAGTTTTTAACGTAGCCATTATACGAGTGCCGTCTTTTGCCAAATCTGCTGCTGTTAATTTAGATAACTGTTGTTGAAAAAAAATAAACACAGCGTCAATACCTACTGTGCCCTCGTGTAATCCATTTACAAATTGTGTAGTTTTCATTTTTCCGAGTGGTCCTAAATCTATATCGAGATTTTTCTTTAAATCTAAGTTTAACTTAGATGCGACCTCCCCGATATTCATCTGTTTAAAACCATCGGTAAATGAAGTCATGACTTTAATACCTTCTGGTGTCAATGGTTTATTACCCATTTCTGACCGCATAGTGTTTATGATTGCAATCGCTACATCCTGGACCTTATACTTACCGGATTTAATTCCATCAACGAACTCTTCTACTGCAACCCAACCTTGCTCTCCTAAATCAATCGTTTTACTTCCATCTTCAAATGTTTTTGCGATGTCATTTGCAACTTCAATAGATTTTTCACGAGTTGACTGGAAAAGATTATCATAAACAATATTAGAATTTGCAATTAATGACTCTCCATATGTTTTTACTTCATCAGCACTTTTCTTTCTCAGATCAGCTTCTTTTGAAGCTCTGTCCTGAAGTCGCTTGAATAAATTCTCATTTTTGCTTTCAATTATTTCGGAATTCTTAACGTACTCTCCGAATCCTCGACCTTGAATTTTAATTTTCTCAGTTTCAGCCTTCGTGATACCCGTTGTTAAATCCATCTCAACACCTTTGGATTTTAACACTTCTTGCGCTTGTTGAAGCTGTTGTCTATACCCTTCTGTTATAAGGACGGACTGTTCAGAGTATTTTTTATTGATTTGAGCAATTGTTGCCTTTTGGTTTTCAGAATCTGTAATATGACTCTTTGCAAATTCTATTTCTTTTTTTCTTGCTTTATCTAGGTCATTTGTAAGTTTCGTATACTCTGAACCTAACTCCTTCACTTTACCCTGGATTGTATCAACAGAGGTGTTCTTATTGAAATTATCCATCGCCTTACCAATCTTTTGTATCTCATTTACACTCTTAGCTGCTGACTTCCCTACCTCGGCGTCAATTGATTGTAAAGCAGTTAAAAACACCTTTTTATCTGATTCTGTCATCTTATAGATTTGCCCATTATATTGCGTTAAAAGACTTTGTATTTTTTCATTCGCCTTAATAACGGCTTCCTCTTGCGCTTTATACACTTCCATTTGATCATTCAAAATTTTGTCCTTTGCACGTAGGACTGCTGAATCAGATTCTCCGGCAAACCAACTTTCTAAATGCGCTTGGAATTTCCCTTTATCTTTATTTATTGCTTGAATCGCTTCGTCTGCTAACTTACCAAATTCATCATGTGCACGTTGTACAGCTTCTTTAGCCTTTTCACCTGTCATTGTTGGTATTTCATCTAATGTTTTAAAAGCCTGTTCTTTTAGATTTACATAGCCTTCAAGAGCTTTTTTCGTACCTTCACTTACACCATCACCAAAGCGCCTACTGTCCTCTTCTGCTTTTTGTGCCTTTTTCCCAGCATCTACGAAAGCAAAACCTAATGCACCCAGTCCAATTACAACTCCACCAATTGTTGCGACAATTGGATTTGCTATAATTGCACCAATGCCAAAAGAAAGGAACCCAAGTGCACTAACTACTCCCATAACTGCCGGAGCTAGTAATAATGCTGTCCCATATACTTTTTTAGAGCTATCATCTAATCCGTTGAACCAATCAGCGACACCCTTCACAGATTCTTTCAATTCAGGAATCGCTTGTTTAGCGATATCTAAAATAACCTTACCAAGTGGTTCTAGAGCAATTTGTAGTTCTCTAGTTACAGATTTCCATTGCTTTGCGCTTGTGTCGTAACCGTCAACCATTTTATTCATTGCACCACTATAGTTTCCTAAACCCGTTTCCATATTGTTTAGAGATAACATAGTAGTAGCTTCTAGGTCTTCCCATTTCACGCCGAAAAGTGCAACGCCTAACTGATTCACTTTAATTTGATCATCAGTTGTTCGTAACTCATTTAAAACAGCATTAAAAACATCTTTGGAAGTCGCTTTTCCTTCTAGCATCGCTTTCCAAACTTTTTGCGTTTCTTTACTCATTTGACCCATTGCTTCTGTTGTGGACTTACTACCATCTTTTACACGAATACCAAATTCTTTTACAACATCATTCACATAATCCAAGTTATATGCGCCATTTTTCGAACCGTTAATGAGAATTGTGAACATTTCATCAGCGCTAAATCCCATTTCATGGAACAAAGGGCCATACTCACTTAAATTATCAAATAGCTCATTTGAGTAGTTTAAACCCTTTACAGAACCTTGTGCTAATAAATCAAATGCTTGTTGGCCAGACAAACCAAAGCGTCCCATTAATTGGGCTGCACCACGAGTTACCTCGTTTACATCTGATTCCATTGTTTCTGCTAAAATTTCACTATCACGAGTTACTTGTTTTAAAGTATCATCATCATTAATATCCTTAATATTGCGCTTTACTTTAACTAAAGAATCACTGACACTAGCTAAATCTTCCCCATAACCTTCGCGCCATACTTCTTTGGCTACAGCACTAACTTTTAAACTTTCTTCTCTTGTTAATCCTAAACCAGATTGTACCTTCTTGTTCGCTTCTTCAAATTGACTTGCATTTACAACTAAAGCTCCAACACCAGCCGCCACGCCAACTGCTGCTGCACCAAACCCCTGGCTCACTTTCGTACCAGTTTCTTGCATACTATTTCCAACTTCGTTCATACGCTCGCGTAATCTTCCAGAAGCATTACCCAATCGCTCTATTCTTTCTTCTGTATCACCTAACTCATTACGATAACGATGTAAAGCTGCTGAAGCATTATTAAATGCTGTATCATTTCTAGAAACTTGAGCGGTTAATCTTTGTAAAGCTTGTGTGCCTTGTTTGTATTCTTGCTGTAATTGATTATATTGAGCTTGCAAATCTTTTGTTTCTTGAGCATTTTTCCCGTATGCCTGAGTACTTTGCTGTACCTCTTGTTCTAATTGTTGCATAGATGTAGCTAACTGCTCACATTTTTGGCGCATTTCTTGTTGTTTTTGTTGCGAAGTCCTCAAAGCTTGCTCATAATGCTTCATTTTTTGCGTTTGCGCTTCAATCTTTTGATTTAGATGGTTTGACTTATTTTGCAATTGATCCATCTCAGAACCAACGCCACGTAACTGCTCAGACGTGTTACGAAATTCAGCATCTATTCTTTTCAGACTTCTATTAATGCCCGCAATCCCATTTTCGAATTGATCTGTATCCAAACGGACACGACCACCAATTGTATTATCTCCTAGTGCCATTCAAATTCTCACCTACCTTTACAACCACATTGGTACTTTATCTGCTGTTGTCACTCGATTTGCTTTTTGTTTTCTCGCTAAACAGGTAAAGTAAAACGCAATATCCATTTCATTGATTTGATTTTGTGTCATACCTGCATCCATCAATATGTTATAAATATCAATTACAGCTTCGCTATATTTGATTTTTCCTCCGTTGGTTTCATTTCTAGTTGTGCCATTAACTTTTTTTTCGCATCTTCTACCGTTTCCATTACCTTAATCGCATCATTTAAGCGTCCCATAATTGTTAAACAAACCGAATGAATGGTAAGACTTAAAAACCAGACATGAGTGCCATCCACAAATTCCTGTGCTGTAAATTGATTTCCGTACACACTGGCAACAAAATTAGCGGCTCTTTCAATTGTTTCTTTTGGTACTAACTCCGCTTGTAATTCATCAGCTAATGTTGAAGCTTCAAAAGTAGCTGAACCTGGGATAAATTGTGGTAAATAGAAATCTTTTTTACCTTCTGCATTTTGTAATGTGATTTTCATAATCTGTTTCCTCCTTAATAAAAATAGGGACGGCATTTCGCCATCCCTTTTCTTAATTACTTCCCACTCGGTGGGGCTGTTTCTATTGGTGGAGCTGGTACTTCTTTAAACCACTTCGCTGCAACTGCTGCATCGTGTTCTTCATCCTCTTCATCTAATCGATGTCTCCAGTTACCGTCCGAACGTTGAATTGCCTTACCTTTAATTTTTGCACTTTGGAATGTTGGTTTATCTTCTGCTGTTTTATGTTCATCACTTGGAAGTTCAAACTTCATTTTGTAATAACATACATATAGATTTTTTCCGTTGTCGTATGGTAAACGATATAGCAATGCTACATAAGGAGGAACATCACTTGTATTATCTACAACTTGACCTTTTACAACCTTTTTACCTAGTAATTCGGCATAAACAGATAAAGGTAATGTATCAACTTCTAATTCAATTTCTGTACCGCCAAATGCACTAGCTGTTGCTGCTGGTCCACCTTCAGCATAAAAGGTTACTGATTCCGCTTTAGGTGACGCTTTACCACTAACTGTTTTACCGATTCGTTTTGGTGTAGAATAATTAAATTTACCATCTGATGTTTCAGTTAAAACCGCATAATGTAAATCTCTAAAATCTATTGTCATTGCCATATTTCATTTTCCTCCTCAATTAATAATTTCCGTTACAAAACGAAAACCATATCGATAAATTTTTGTATCCATTTCATAATCTGGATAAGTGCTTAAACGCTGAAAAGACAGCTTTTTCATAGCTGCCTGAACTGCACTTTTTAATTGCGTTTTGATTGGTGCCATTGACCATATATCAACCTGATACATAACGTTAGTGGTTTTTTCCTCATTCTCTGCATATAGCCCAGGAGCACTATTTAACTCTGAAAATGTAATCCATATATCTGTTTTGTCATTTCCTTTAACAAATTGATATATAAATTCTCCACCTAACTCAGATTTAATAACTACATCTGTACGTAAAACATCAAATATTTCCTTATTCAAATTTTTCATCGGCCTGTAATCCTCCGCATAAATTCCCTTTCCATTTCTTTTAGGGCTTCTTTTTCACTTTGGATTAAAGTTTTCTCAGCAAATCCTTTGTGTGGTGGGTTTGGATTTTTACTTGTTCCCCAGTTTTGAAATTTCATATAATAATGCGGAGAATTATCTGCTTTGTCCCATCCAATTTCAATTGAATAGGAACTACCTTTTTTCACAACTTTCCCTATATTAATAGCATCCTTAGCGTGTTTTCCATCTCGCCATGATTGTTTTGGAGTTGGTTTTTGTACCTCTGGGCCGACAGGTGAATTTCTTTCTAAGTTCTTTTTGAATACCTTTGCTCCAGCTTGTAATGATTGCTTTGTGATCTGGGGAACATCTTGTCCTAACTGTTCCAAATCCCTAATCCATTCTTCTATTCCGAAAACTTCTAATTCTGCCAATTTGATCGCTCCTCACAAATAAGGCACATTTCCTTATGTTGTTCGTCGATATCAATAACTGACTTAATCTCGTATAACTTCCCATCGTACCTTACACGCATTGCTGAATTAATACCTTCTCGATATCGAATTGTAAAGTTTATTAGTTTAATAACAAACTCTGCATTTCCTTGAAATATTTCTGATCTAAAACCTGTACCAAATGGTGTTTTAGGTTCTGCCCATACTTTTACGAACTCTATCCATTTAGACGGATGAACATTTCCTTCTTCATCTTTTGTTTCTGATATTTTTCGCTCTAGTATGATACACTTGTTTAATTTTGCGGCATTTAACGGCCGCTTATATTTAAAGGGCTGCATATTAATCTCCGCCTAACTTAATTTCTTCTAAGGCTTTATCAATGCTCAAACTATTAATCGGACTTAAAAAATTATTATCAAAATACTCTAAGGCATCATTATAGACATAACGAGAGCGTTCAAAGACTAATTCCTTGAACTCCTCGTTAGTATTTAAATCGTAATCGCCACAAACTCTCAATAAAGACTTATTAGACGCCAATAGGATGCGCCTTAGGTTATCGTCTTCACCATCACCTAATCGCATTCTATCTTTAAATTGCTGTAATATTTCATTGGAAATTACTGTATTCATTCACATCACCCTTGTGTTGGTGGGGTTACTTCTTCAAGCTTTAATGTGTAAACTTGTGAAGTGTATTTATCCTTCGGTTTACCTGTAGCGTGTTGTTTAGCAATATAAACCGTTGCATCTTCTAAAGCTAATGTTTCTTCATATTTCTTGATTGGCTCTGTTCCACCCATCGCTGCAATGTATTCCCCTTTAACAAAGAAAACCACTTGTCCTTGAGGTACAAATACAGATTCTGTTGGGATTGGATTAAAAGGTAAGCTCGTTACATATACACCTGCCGCATTTTGAATCGTAGCATTTGCTTGAATATCGAAAGTATCGAATGGATTTGTTACCATGACTACCTTGCCAGCAATATTTTTTGGTCGATCTGCATCTGTTTTACCATCAGGATTTAATTTTTTAGCCAATAATTTGACCACACCTTTTAATTCATTAATTGTTTTGCGACCAGGCTCAAAAGTTAAAGTTCCAGCAACTTTTTTATCTGGATATACTCCATTCGTGACACTTCCGCTAGGATCTTTTAATAATCCAATAGGTTCATTTTTACCCGTACCAGCTACAAAGCCACGTTCTAAACCTACTGACATTGCTTCTGTAATCATAGTACGAACATATCGTTCCACCCATACCGGACCAAGCTTTAACATATCATTTGCTAATGGAATAAATGCTGTTAATTTCAGTTGAGTAATTGATTCTTTTCGGAATGCAGCATTTAATTGCCCTTTAATATCACCAAATAACGGTCCCCATACAGCTGCACCCTCTGGATCTCCATAAATAAATTCTGTCACGGCTCCTAAATTCTCTAAGCCGATATGCTCTAGCAACGGATGACCTTGAACTAAATCATCAAAAATTCTCTCTTGTGTTGTTTTAGGTAAAGTCTCAGTAGATTTAAACCCACCCTCCTCAACAACGGCATTAAAGAATTTCATTTCTTCACTTGTTAGTACATTAGCACCGCGAGATTGCATAATAGAACGATCTACCATTGATTCATTCACTTGATTTAAAATATCTGAACGAACATCTGTAGCAAGTGCTTCAATCATGAAGTTTAATGCTACTGATTGTTCTTCTGCTGTACCTTCCTGTGTCGCTTTCGCAAAAGCTAGTTTCTTCTCTTCGAAATTATTAAACTTAATAACCATATTTTATTTTCCTCCTAAATTTAAAAAGAGCGTACTCAAATTCTGTTTTGTATGAACAGGCTTTTGAATAGGCTCTTTTAGATTTGTATTCGTTTGTAAATCATTCAGGATTTCGTTTTTTAACCCTGATAATGCTGCGTTTAAATCTTCTTTTGTAATCCCTTGGCTTTTGTTCATTGTTCCATTTCTAAAACCATCGATCACCTTCTGTGGAAGCATGGCAGCAGTAGAAGCTGAAGCTGTCATTTTAACCTGATTATCCATAAACATGATTTCATCCACAAAATTATTCTCTAATGCTTGTTGTGGACCCATCCAAGTTTCTTCGGCCATCATATTAAGTAGTTCTTCTTCTGATTTACCACTTTTAATGACATAGGCGTTTACAATTGCTCGATCTGTTATTTTCAACATCTCAGCAGCCTTTGACATATCGCGATGATCTCCACCATTCCACATTGAAGCGTTATGAATCATGATTTGTGCAGTTGGGGAAATTCGGACTTTATCAGCGGCCATTGCAATAACAGACGCTGCACTTGCTGCTAATCCAACGATTTGAACTTCCACATGACCAGGATAATTTTTCAGCGCTGTGTAAATCTCTGAACCTTCATGTACATAACCACCAGGGCTATTAATTGATACAACTAAGTCATCTCCATTTGCATCATCAAGCGCTTTTGAAATCTTACCTGGGCTTGCAGCATCCATTTCAAACCAATCATAAATCCACGCTTCATCATTCGAAATAATTGGTCCTTTAACGTCAATTTTCACCGTCATTTGTATTCTCACCCCCTTCAGAGTCATTTAATTTTGTATAGTTCTTCGTAATATGATGGATATTTAGGTTTGGATCATCCGACTCTTCATAATCTACTTCCGAACGAATTTCATTCCCCGTAAATGCACTTGAAGAAATGAGTTTATCAATACTTGTCGCCAGCTCAAATATACTTTGATAGGAAACAGCCTTAACCTCAATTTTTCGTCCTAAAAGATATTCACTCATTTCAAAGAATTTAACGTTCGCTTCATCAGATAGCTTTTTTAATAATGGTCGTACTGTGAAAAGCATATAATTTTTCGTTTGCTTTTCTACATCAGCCATTTCTCCATATATCAGAGCTACAGGAATACCAATTGCCATAGCTACTTGATTCAAGAAACCATTTGTTACTTTATTGATTTCTTCTACACTTGGACCATTTGCAACTCCATTGTATATCTCGTTGTAATTAATACCCTTTTGTTGCGGAACAATAGCAATATCCTTATTACCAAACGCTTGATACATATCATCAATAAACTTTTGTAATTTCGCTAAGTTCTCTTCGGTTTTAGAACCTGTCATTTCCATATCAACTGTTCCACGAACTTGATTTTTCCGTTTTTGAGAGTTTAATATCCTACCAAATAAATCACCATAATCTGCAAATAACCCATCAATAAGTGGGGATAATTTATCATTCCGATACTTTAAATGAATAACTTCGCTTTGTTTAAAACTTCTCTTAAACGTATAATCTTTTACCCTTACATCCGTAAAAGTATCTTCAAATACCGCATACTCATTATGTTGAAATCCATCTGCGATAAGTAAATCACCATCATCTGCTTGTATGACTAAACACTCATTATCATAAATAAGTTTGCGAACAAACCTTTCCCAAAAGGTACTTGCGGTCATATTCTTGTTTGGTCTTACGTTTAATCGATAATAAAGCTCATCCTTCTTAAATTCTTTACCATTTCTTACTCTAAATTCAGATTGACTAATCGTTCTTCCTAAAAATGAGACACATGTATCAATCGCCAAACGTTTCATATGAAGTCTGTTTGCTGTATCAGTAATTATGTCCAGGTCCAACATGAATTCTAGTTCTTTATTTCTTTTAAATACTGAACCTAACCATCCAATGATTATCACCCCCTCGTATGATAAAGTTAGGTTTTTTAGGAAATGGATTTACCTATAAACCCGTGAGTATCTAGTTATATGAGATACTGATATTTGTAGATAGAGTGGTACCGGTCACCCCCTTGAATCTTGTATTCGGTTGAAAGATTGGTACCTCTGTCTAATAAGTAATTTACGAATGAGTTGGATGTTGGTGACTTTCTTAGTCATTCTTCGTATCTCTTACGAGGTAGTAGCACTTATTAGTTCAGAGGAGCACAAACACTATCTAATACTTATCAAAATAGGAGTGTATACGATGTTGTATTTAGGTATTGATATTGCCAAACATAAGCATTATGCATCTATTATGGATTCCAATGGGAATCCATTGGAAAAACCATTCCCAGTCTATAATCATAGAAAAGGAGGTCAGGCATTATTAACAAAAATATATCAACACATTGACGCTCCAACAGAAATTAAAATTGGAATGGAAGCTACTGGACATTACTGGTTAGCGTTATATTCCTTTTTGTTAGACCATGGGTTCTCCGTGATTGTACTAAACCCAATTCAAACGAACGCGTGGCGAAAAGGAACAGAGATTAGAAAAAGAAAAACAGATGCCATTGATGCGACAATGATCGCTGATATCATTAGATTTGGTAACTTTTTAGAAACGCCTCTTGTAGATGAAAAGATGTTTGCCCTCAAACAACTAAGTCGCTTTCGTAATTCTCTCGTAAGTAGTATGGGGGATTTAAAACGTAAATCACTTGTCGTATTAGATCAAACATTTCCTGAATACCAAAAGATGTTCTCAGACGTTTTCGGTAAAACTTCCGCAAAACTTTTACTGGAATACGCTTCTCCTAGTGACTATGAGCAAGTATCTATTGACGATTTAACCCAAATAATCGAACAAGCAAGTCGTAACCGACTAGGAAAAGAAAAAGCGCATCAAATCATTGAATCTGCCTCTCATTCATTTGGTATTACTTTCGGTAAAGAAGCATTCTCATTTCAGCTAAAAATGTTAATGGAGCAAATACACTTTATTGAGATTCAACTCAAACAATGTGAAGAACAAATGGACCAACTCCTTATTGAATTGGACACTCCAATAACTACAGTACCTGGCATTGGACCTATTTTAGGTGCCACTATACTTGGTGAGATTGGAGATATAAAACGATTTGATAAACCTTCAAAACTCGTCGCTTATGCGGGCATCGATGCCTCTGTATCTCAATCGGGCCAATATAACTCGACTAGCATGTCAATATCAAAGCGTGGCTCTTCCCATCTACGTAGAGCATTATTTCAAGCTGCCATTACTGGTTATAAATATGATCCAATTTTAAAAGCCTTTTATGAAAAGAAAAAACAGCAAGGAAAGCATTATTACGTTTGTATCTGTGCATTAGCAAGAAAATTATGTCATATCATTTACGCCATCTTAAAAAACAATAAACCTTATAAAGTCCCTATCCATACTGCCTAAAAATCAAGTTAATATCTTGATTTTTTTAGCCTTTTCTCAAGGTTTATTTGGCGTGCGCTTTTTTCAGCGAGTCCTTCTATTATTTATTCTGCATTCCATCCCTTGACTTTTCATAGTTGGTCTTTAAAATTTGATATTATCGAGCATAAACTCAACTTCTTCTTCAAGAATGTTATCCGCTTGCCATAATGCATGGATAAAAGCTTGAAATCCATCTGTTTTTCGTCTGAATTCATCTTTTTTTAAATATTCTTTATTGCCATCTTTTTTAATATGAACATAGACGTTATTTGTGTACCAACGCATTAACGGATTATCGCCAAAGATAATACGGTTGTTCGCAAATAATGTTTCGACCCTTGGCGCTAATAATGAATGAATAGCTTTTGGATTACGAATATACAACAATGTAAACCCTTCTGCTTCAAGTGCTGTTTTAACAAGATCTAAACGGAATGTATCTGCAACAATCGTATTCACACCATACAATTCACGCATTCTTACGAACCAATCCACAATGTGAGAGATATTAATTACAGGTTCATCCACAATTGTTAATAATCCATTTTCAGCCCACTCAAAAATAGGTGCTTTTAATTTCACCTTGTCCAAGAAACCTTTACGTACAAATGAATGACCTTTCCAAATATAATCTTCACCATGTTTAAATAGTAAACCAACAGCCGCGAAGTCCTTAATACTGGCGAAATCGAGTCCTCCCACAGCTACTTTATGTTTTAAATCAGGAATCTTTCTGAGAGTTTCTCCATCTTCTTCAAAACCAGTACGCATTATTTCTTCCCAAGTAGCAACAGATTTTGTTAAATCTACTTCTGGTAAATTCATTCTTTTAGTCATGAAGTTTTCTCTGTTAGATGGATCATTTTCAAGGTTTTTATATTGTCTCATAACCTTTTTGAACAACCCTCTAGCATATTGACTCATAGGCTTACTAAACATTGGATTTGCTTTTTCCCACATCTCTGGATTGTCTACTTCTTCAGCGTTATCAAGCTTACAAATAAAAGGGAACAACCTATCTTCTTTTTCTTTACCTTTCAAGATGTTCATTGCTCGTTCTTTCATCTTGTCAAGGTAACCTTCACGAACAAAACCATCTGTGGTAATAAAAAATTCCCTAGAGTTAGGAACTTTACCTAAACCACTAGAGAATACTTCTACAACATCGCTATTTTCATATCTGTGTATCTCATCATAAATGACACATCCATCTCTTAATGAGTCTTTACTTCCTGCATTTGATGTATGAAATTCAAACGTCGAACGAGTCGCTTTATTCGTTATCAATTGTTTAGTTGATACAAATAGCTCGTCTAATATTTCATGCTTTTTATTCTTTTCATAAACATCTATAAAAGAAGTTTTAGCCTGCCTTTCTGTATTAGCAACTACTGATACATTATAATGCTCAATACCGTGCAATTCGCTAATAAAGAAGTGTGTCAATGCACTAATCAATCCATTTTTACCAGCACCCCTTGCCATCATCCAGAAGTGTTGATCAAAATAAACATCCTCATATTCATCAAACAAAAACACAAATGCTATTAAAAATTTTTGAAAGGAATTTAATTTGAAATGCCACTTTTCTATGAAAGTTACACATTTATGAATTAAATCCATATCGAAATGTAGATCATTACGGGTTAGTATATCTTGCTTTAAATAATGAATAAGCATGATGCGTTCTTTATTTAATACTACTGTTCCCGTTTCATATAGTTCTATATATTCACTTACATACTTATGAACAATCATATTAAATCACTTGCCGAATACTTCTTAATTTCTTTTTTATTATTTCCTTCTGGCAACAAATCTGTTAGCTGTTTAATGACCCTTTGATATGATTGATCACGGGTATTATATAGCCGGGCAACAGGCCGTTCTCTTTCATACGGTTCTGTTTTATCAGATTGTGAGAACATTTCATAATCACCATTCTCAGATATATCCATCCACATCTCATTCAATAAAACTCGTAATCTTGCTGCCTGAATAATTAACCCTTCAACTACTTTCAACTTACTAGGTGGGATTTCTTTAAATAGTCTTTTCAAACGATTTTTTTCTTTGTTAACTAGCACCTCACGCTCATCAATGTCCGCCATAATATCACCTCGATTCAATCATATTTTCATACTGGGTAGGGGTCCTATGCGATATGGCTCAAAAATCTGGAAAAACGACCCCCTCCCCGGTGCCCGGTTCCCCGAAAAAGATTGAAATTTTTTAAGGGGGGGATTGTTTCCGAATCAGCTTTACCATTTTTCATCGTTTTCCCATTTATTCGGTTTCTTTTCAAAGAATCTTCCATGTTCTTTATTATGGCAATCCACACAGACTGTTTCGAGATTGTCTATTTCTAATGCGAGTTCTGGATGATGTTCTAGTTCTTTTATATGATGGACAACGAGCTGAATCTTCTTACGCTTTGCGCCCTCACTGTACTCATTGGTATCTGTTTGTACTCGACCATTACGCCTACACTCCTGGCACTCATAAGAGTCTCTCTTCTTTACTTGTTCTCTTAATTGTTTCCATGCACCACTATCATAGAACTTACGCTTCTGTTGTTTAGTTTTATATTCATTCATGAAGCTTACCTCTCCACTTATAAAAGAACTTAGCTACATCAAAAGCTAACATGATAATCCAAAATGGAATTAAAAAGAAGATAGCAGCAATCGATATAATAATTGTTGCTATCAACCATACAGCATCATCTATGTTCTTTTGTGCAACTTCACACGTCGCTGGATACAACTTGAATGTCGTATATAGTAGACCAACAATAAGATATGTAAATACTCCTATCATCTACCTATCCCCATTTCTCAATCCTCTTCTTCTGGTATTGAATATCAAGACATTTCTCACAGTAGAAAGTAGCTGATACTTCTTGAATGGTTTGTCCCCCATCAGCATAAAAAGAAATAGTCTCACTATTTAACATTTGGTACTTATGTTCACAGTACTTATGCTGGCTGATATTCTTCTTATGCTTCTCTAACTTCCACATATCTACAAACGCACCATTACATTTCGGACAAACAGTTACTTCTTGATACTTTTCTTTTGGTGGTTGATACGTTTTAATTCGATAGTCACAAACTAAACAACATCTAGAAATTTTACTCATCTATCCTCACTCCTTACCAAACGCAACACGTTTGCGCTTATCTTTCCATAACAACAAAACAAGGCGCCAGCCAGATCACGCGCTATTAATTTAAAAAAACGGTGTCGCTCGGATTATATCTTGTTGAATTCGTTTAGTAGCCTCAGCTATTGCTCTACCGTTTAAAATCAAAGGCACATTAAATTCAAGCACATCGTCATTCTTATTAAACTTTCCCATAACCTGTTCCAACTTCTCTAATGCAACCACACATTCATTAGCGGCTTCAGTTACTTCTTTAATTCCTTCTAATATTTCTTTTGTTTTACCATGTCCAGCCTGTTTTTCAATTGGTTTAAACGGCATTGGTCTTGTTGGACCTCCACATCTAACACAGCTTAATCCGTCAACATGTTTAGAAATAACAACGGTTCTACAATTCTTATCCATACATTCAACCATATCTTTATAGTTCATAATTCTTCCTCCTCCAAAATAAAAAGCATCCGAATGGATGCTTTGCTATCATTTACTTATTTGCTTTTCAATTACGGTATGTGATGTTTTATTCTTCTTTCAGCTAACAACCACGACAGACACTATCGGCAAACTTATCAGGTTTCCCTCATTCTATCTACCTAGGATGTTGTTAGCTCAAAGAAGAGCAAAAGCTCTCCCTAATAACGGTACCATTCAATCATTACCATCTGCTGGTTTCGGATTTTAAGTGCCGCTATTACGAAACCGTTTAAACAACATATATTATAAAGGAATCTTTATGAGTTGTGTTTTCCGCCACTTCTCACAATACAAATATATCACGTAAATTCCAAAACAACCGGCACCTTTCCTGCCAAAAAGCGGTCACGACTCTGCCACTTATTTTTAACTTTCTATCTCTATTTATTTTATATCAATGACTTACCCATATCTTGTATTGTGTGTAACTGAGCCATACGCCACATCCCTTGCTGCCGTTGATTTCACTCCACTTTCTCTTTTGAGTTACACAGTACGAAATTTATGAGTAACTGTATAGATTTAAAAGAAAAAAGCAATGATTAGATTTTAAACCTATTCATTGCTTTATCCATTGCATCTTGGTTCACGCCTATATAACGCAATGTAACTTTCTCTGACGAATGATTGAATATCTCCATAAGTAATGCTATGTTTTTCGTTTGCATGTACATGTGATACCCGTACGTCTTTCTCAAGGTATGTGTGCCTATTTCATCTAATCCGAATTCTGCCGCTGCTCCACTTAATATCTTATATGCCATGCTCCGACCAATTGGACGATTCCTACCTTGTCTACTTTGCAATAAGTACTCATTATCTTCCCTTTCCTCAATAAACCATTTAAGTTCTCTTTTCAGTGCTGCAGTAATTTGTATTCGTTTCTGTTTCCCTGTTTTCTTTTCTCTCATAGATATATGACTACCTTTGACATCTCCTACCTTCAATTTCAAAATGTCCGATATTCTCAGTCCTGTATTGATTCCCATAATGAACAGAATGTAATTACGTAAGCTCTTTTCTTTAAAATACTCTTTTAGCTGCTGTATTTGCTCTGGATCACGTATTGGTTGAACAAAATTCATTATTCATTACCTCCAGTTTCTTCAGTCTCATAAACTTCTAATCTAAGAGCAAAAGCAAGTTTATAAAATACTCTAGCCTTAACACGTCGATAAGTACGCTCACTCATGCCGATTTCGTTATATACCATATAATCACATACATCCTCATCTTCTAAATAACGCTTAATGATGATGTCTCTTTGATCCTGTCCTGCGCGCCCATTACCCAAACGACTAAGAAACTGATCAATACGAAATGATGTTTGCTTAATCCACTCTTCTCTTTCACTTTGTTGAATATTAGCCATCGCTACATCTTCTAGTGGCTTTCCTACATCATTTGTAGGTCCGTGATATCTAATTTCATAAGAAGGAGTGACTTTCATTTCTTCACGCATCATTCCAAACTGTCTATATAAACGTACATTTTCGAGAACACCTTCTAATTTTTTCTGCGTTGCTACTCTATCGATTTTTGGTAAGAAAGATAATTGTTTAGTCATGTAAGACCACTCCTTTTTATTTTTAAATTACTTTTGTCTTAATGCTCCGCGTCTTCGTTCATAACAAGGTCTATGCATCCCCATTAAATCCTCAATTTCACGAGTACTTAATTTCTCTTTTTGTTTTTTCTTTTTTTTCTTCTCTCCTTGCTTGGATTGCTTTTTCCATTCGCGTAATTGGTCTTTTAGTGCCTTCATATTTCCCCATCTCCCTTTTCAAAATAAAAAGGACACCTATCCCTAAAACAGCTTTAATTGCTGCTTTAATGAATTGGTGTCCTCTAGTTTTCTAGCCGGACTATATCCTGTTTGTTTTACTTTAAAAGGATTATTTTGTTGAGTTTTTAATCAGTTCAGGATTTTTATAGATATTTCCAATAACCTCTACATTGTCGTAATAATTACCATGCTTATCTTGTGTCCCATGTAATCTCCACATCTCTCCATTTTGAAATGCTGGATATAAAATGAAGCACGGTGTCCCTCCTTGTCTCCATCGAACCTCAAATGTGCCACATGAACCTGTTGACCACGCTTTTACAATATCGCCTTCATAGATTTCCTTACCGTTCTTATCATTTAATCCTGTGTACTGCATGTATTTCACATATGATTCCGAAATATTTTTTAAAGGGTATTCGCACAACATGGAGCTGTTATTGTTTTTTGTAAATACTCTATCGTACCAACCAATCATACGTTTTTCTATTTCATCCCAAGCACGAAACTTAATTTCTCTCATTTCTCTCTTCACCCCTTGAATAAAACTCAATATTCCGTCAATACTGTAGACAACCCATTAAGTTATTTTCTCCTTGTTCCCCCTTGGAGGACCGAGCAGTTAGCTTTTGCTAACTGCTCTTTAATATTCTGTTGATGCAATAATACAAGGGCTTGTAATGTTGTCGTTTTTAATTACCCATTCAAATGTTTTGCGGACTACTATTGAATCTCCAAGTGGTCTTCCACATTGGAAATTGTCCTTTTCACTTTCTGGCAATTCATCTATGTCTACATAAGTAACTTCTTGCAAACTAACTTCCCCAACGAACCCTTCGTTTAAATCTTCATCATCAATACCACATTCTTCTTTGTAATATTCCTTTGCTTGTTCTTCAGTTTCAGCGCAAACCCAATCACAATCATTCATTTTAAAAACCCTCATCATATCCATTCCCCTTTTCAACAAAATGAAATTTTTATTAAGAAAACTTATTTACACCTTTTAATTGATCATTTTCTAATTCAAGTTCACTTATTCTTCTCTGCAACTTTTTTATGGTGTTTATGGCCATATACGCTGTTTCTTTAACTTCTTCTTCATATTCTTCGCGACTCACTTGTCTGTCTGTATTACCTCTAAGGTGCCACAATTCTGATAAGGTTTTATCAACTCTCATTCAATCACCTCAAATTCGGATGTTTGACAAAACTTTTCGTGATAGCATCCAATTTGAACATCATATTCTCCATACTTATCTCGACTTATAGAATGAATTGTTTCAACTTCATCTTGATACATAACTTGATCTCCAACTTTTAAATCTCCTATTTTTCGTATCACAGGTTCATCAGAAATATCCTTAGTTAACTTCACAATTCCAATGCCTTCTTTTGGCTCAACCGAGTAACCCTTTTCTTGCAGAACTTTAGCGACCTCCTGCATATCTTTCCATGCTGCTGTACCTGGCCCAAAATTAATAGTAACTTTATTCATTTTCATTCTCCTTTTCTATTAAAATGAAGTTTTTGTTCAATTTTCAATTAGTTCAAGCCCGTAGCTTAATTTCAAATTACCTAATACATCTAACTCACCTACGTACCATTCTCTTCCTTGTGAATCTTCTGCAAAGTATTCTTCCGTTTCTTCGTGTAATTTAGCTTCTAGTATTTCGTTCTTTTTAACTTCTGCTATAATTTCATCTAAATCATCAAATTCTTTTGCATCCTCTAATACTCTTACTTTAATTGTTTTCATTTCTTTTCATCCTTCTTATATGCTCTTAATTTTTCTAGCATTTCATGAATACCCAAATGCACTTTCTTAATATCCCGTTTTAACTGTTCTGGAACATCGTCCACGAGTGACAGTACCGTATTCGCCCAGCTCATAAATTGCGAAGCATCTCCCATATAAGCTAGCGCTTGAAATACATAATCATCTTCCAATCCCAATGCTTTTAAGTTTGCTAAGTTCGGACGATGATCCAAAACATTCTCAGAAAACTCTACTGGCTCTTCATTTACTCCTTTTGTTAAATGAATTTCACCAATCTCTTCGTATGGTTGCATATTATACCCACGTTTATCTAAGAACTCGACTACTACATTCTTTTCTTTCCAAGCATTATCACCTTGCCCAAATTTAATCGTTACTGTATTCATTTTCATTCTCCTTTTCTAATAAAATAGCGTTTTTGTTAAAAACTCATTTATGCTTTTCTTTGCAATCGTTACAATAATTCTTGAATTGTTTACCTATATCTTTAAATGTGTAGCCTAATAAAAGCGCACCGTTCATCTTAGTATCAAAACTTGGTGGATTAAATGTTGTGCATAGTATCATTTCTTTCCCACAATCATCGCAAATCACATAAGTTGTATATGACTTAACTTCTTTTGTTCTAAAAGCCATCTCCAGCTCCCCTTTCTAACAAATTACGACTTTGTTTTAAATCACGAACTTTCACTGGATCCAGTAGTGCTTTTTGTTCGTTTTTTCAAATAGAGATTTTGTATTATTTTTGCGCGCTCATTGCTTTTTCTTCTTTAACACGTTTCTGATTACACCAATAGCAAAGATTTGGGCCTTTATGACTCATTGATGGTCTATATAAAGTTTTAACTGGCTTGCTACATTTCGGACATTCTTGTTTATCATATTTCACGATTTCGTTCCCCTCTCAAATAAAGATTTTCTAAATTTCTTGCACCTCTACTTCACAATCATTATCTTCACTTACCACATGGATATGAATAGCATCGAATATTCTCCAATCATCTTCAGAAACACCAATTGGCGGCTTTCCTTTTTCTAAAGGGATACCATATCCTTCAATACATTCATGCCCGAATCTAGCTCTATACTGAGCGATCATTTCTGCATGCCCCTTTAAATCTTCAATATCGTAAAAGTTATTTTTAAAATTTTCTAACCAGCTTGCATCCATTTTGTTTTCATCTAATGCAATAGTAAATTTATCCACACGAGTTACTGTACACACAAACTTTTTCATCTTAGAATCTGTTTAGAATCTATGGTATAATCTGTACAAAAAAGGATATTTTCTATGATACACAATTATACAAGCAATGTTTCACGTGAACAGTTTGAACTCATTCGAGAAGATTTAGAACATGCACGAAAAAGGACGCGTCCACGCACAGTTGATTTATATGAGGTATTCTGCGGTGTGCTATACGTGCTTACCACAGGATGCCAATGGCGTAATCTACCAAGCGATTTTCCAAACTGGCAAACAGTCTATTTCTACTATCAGATTTGGCGGAAAATAGACGAGAATGGCATAAGTCTTCTCGAAAAAGTGCATAAAAAAATTAGTTGAAACCTATCGTGAGCAAGATGGACGTAAGAATCAGACAAGTTTCTGCATCGTAGATGCACAAAGTGTGAAAAACACATGGATAGCTGGTGAAAAAGGCTATGATGCTGGAAAGAAAGTGTCAGGAATCAAAAGGCATATCGCTGTAGATACGAACGGTCTCATTCATGCTATTGAGGTAACAACTGCGAATATAACAGACCGGGAGGGTGCTATCCAAATGTGTGAAAGGCACAAGAAAACACTGGAAAAAGTGACAAATATACTTTGTGATGGCGGATATACGGGCCCCTCCTTTGCGCAATCAATAAAAGAAACGATTGATTGTTCGGTTGAAATCATCAAACGATCTGAACTTCACAAGTTTGTCGTGTTACCGAAACGCTGGATTGTGGAACGTACTTTTGCTTGGTTGGAAAATTACCGCAGACTGTGGAAGAATTGTGAACGAACACTTGAAAATAGCAGACAAAGTTGCTTATTAGCAGGTGTAGCAATTTTATTAAAAAGATTTTAAACAGGTTCTTAATTCCCCTTTCTTTTCTCTAAAATAAGAATTTTGTTTAGTTTTACTCCTCATCCCAACGATCAACTCGCCCTCTTGACCAAGACCAAATACCATTCTTCTGCAATGTTTCTAATTCAATTTCTACTGGGACATAGTCATCATCTAACTGCTGACTAATGAAGTCCTCGGCCACCTCTTTTGTAGGTAAGAAACAAGATTCACTTAGATCCATTGTGTCCTCTTCTTTTGCGAAATCATAAAAAATATCTTCTTGGTATTGATAAGCAAGTGCCCAAAATTTCATATCCGTTTTCCTCCCAAATAACTATTTTGTACTAATTGACTCCCAATCAAATGTTTCTAATATATTCAACAATCGTTCCACTTTCGGCGCTCTCCATGCCGTCATAGCGTATGTGTGGACCTTACTTGTATAATGATGTTTGTTCAGGTCAATATGTTTCTTAGCTTCTGTTTTAGTTAGGAACATCGTATTTTCAACAATGAATGCTTCTTCCTTTTCATATACTAAATAGCAATCTTCATCGATATTCTCTTTGATCCATTCAACTAGATCATATTCAGACGCAAATTCCTGTAACTCTTTTAATTCTTCAATTTGTTCTTCAGTAAGCTCATGTTCAATTTCATCGTTAATAATTTCATTTACGTATTCATCGACAATTACAGCTTCACAATCGTTAACAAAGAATAATGATGTTCTTTCGTGGTACCCTTCCGCAGTTACAACCCATTTATAATCCATTAAAGCCCAAAACCGAGGCGATGCTTGGCAATCGATTTCCTGTGTTTTTAACTCCTGCTGCAAATCCTTTAAAAACTGAATATCCTTGTTCATTTCCCATTCCCCTTTTTAACTAATTTTTATAAGGTTGCCAATTCATACCGTCCAAATTAATAGTTTCTTTTCCGTAAACTTTACGTCTACGTCCTTGTTCGACTTCAGTTATTTCGTACCACTTGCCGGTATCATCATCTTTCACAACACCTTTACTTGGCTTGTAAGAGAATGAAAACACCTTTTCACCATCTACATAAAACGGGTACATTTTAATCCACCTTTCTGACCAAATAACGCTTTTGTTTAAATTAGTAAGAATAAACCCCACCTCTAATTACTCGACTCTTTTCATCAAATTCAATATCGTATTCGGATTCACACTTATCGCATACAAGTCGGTCTACACACCCTTCAATCAAAATTCCGTTTCTATAAGGTTTTTTTGCTTTTCGACCACTCTTATTAATCCTGTATACTAAAGTCTGTACTGGCTGTGTCCAATACACCAATTCTTCTCCACAATCACATTTTGGTTTTTCATATTTGGACATCTCTTTCATCCCATTTCTGTACAAAATTCAAATTTGGTCTTACTTTACATCTACACGTGCTTGACTTGCTTCTCTACTAAAACCATCCGGATATCTTTTAGCTAATTTCGCAATATTCATTTGAGCGATATCTTCTAAGGTATATCCCATTTCGTGAGACATGATCGAAATGTAGTACAAGATGTCTCCCGGCTCTAAGGCGATTTTATGCGTATTCCCTTCTTCTTCTCCTGGACAATGAGCCGGATCAAATCCATGACCGTGGAAAATTGCTTTTTTTACAATATCAGCGACCTCACCAGCTTCTCCCGAAAGTCCTAATGCTGCATTTAAAACACGTCCACCAAAATCCTGATTTGTATTCCATGTACGTAATGCCGCTTCTTGATATTGATCTAATTCACAAATTTGATTGTCGTTCATTACAGCTTGTCCTTCCTTTGATTTACTAATTAATTTAGTCACTTCCAAAACACCGTTTTTCATTAATTTCATTTTGATTTCCCCTTCCTATTTAGCAAATTCCTAATCCTATCGGACGATTTTCAATTAAATACTTATCAGCCTGATCTATAACAAGAAGCGCAACTTCCGCTTGGTGTCTCCTTAACGCTTTTGCCATCTTCGGTAAGCTCATACCTTGACTCCACATTTCACGAAAACGTACTACATCTCTTTCATCCCAAATGAAGTTAGCCTCTTCTAAAGCGATGTATATTTTTAAACGTGATTCCTTCATCGCTTCATGATTTCTTGCTACACTCATAAGTGAACCTACTTTCTAAAAATGATTATTTTATCTTTTCAGTAAACTTAGTATCCACACGATCAACTTTACCGTTTACCCAAACTGCAACTTGCTCACCGAATCCGCTCATTGGTGGATTTACTGCCGTTACATTTCCATCCTTCACTATTAAAAGTTTGTTGCTGCTAACATCAATTTCTATTTTTTTCATATGTCCCTCTCCCTTTTTACTACCGCATGTACTCGACAACATCAGGTTTGAATCCACTTCCTAAGTAAATCCGCACCGGAATTATTTCTTTTTTATCCCTTGCTGCCTTACACAATTCTTCAGCCGTATCCCAATTAAAAAACTTATCTACAGCTCGCTGGAATCTCCAAATTGCCATTACATATTGTTCAAAGATGTCATAGCGATCATCTTGTTTAGTTGTGCGTGGTAACTCATCCGTACACTTTGCATTCTTTGGAACTTGGACGCGTACATCAGCGTATGTATTGCGTCCATTACCTCTTTTCACATTTGCCTTCATTACATCGAACTCACAAATTGCTGGCTCAACATCGAAAATATTCAATTGTTTAGCCATGTTCCTTCACACTCTTTTCAAGAGAGTTGAGTAACTCAAGTGCCCCTTCCTTACTCAAAAACATTCGGCCACCTAACAATTCGATGTTGGAATCAGATACTTCACCAGTTACAAAACATGACTTATCCCGTTTTCTTAAAACGATGTTTTCCCCTTCAACATGAAATCCTAATGCTGTACCTTCAGCAATTCCTAAATTTCTGCGTAACTCTATCGGAATTACTATACGCCCTAGCTCGTCCACTTTTCTTGTAACGCCTGTATTTTTCATGACTTGCTCCCCCTTGTTAACTAACTTTTTGTTGTTGATTCCGTTGCAACTCTTGTTTCATTGATTCAAATTTGATTAACCATGCTTGCCAACGCTTATCGTTTTCTTCTTGCTGTTGCTTTGCTACTTCACAGTTACAACCTTCCGTTAGACCTACACCTGGATAAATTTTTTTACGAATAATTCCTGTATTACGGCATAATACACACATCGTTATTCCTCCTAATTAGAAACCTAAATTTGCAAGCCTTTGATCCGCTGTGGTGAATTTTAAAACCTTTGAATCCCCTAATAAACGACTGACTGTTTTAGCATCATATTTATTGAAAAGTTGTTTTCCAGTAAAGTTTGTTGTAGTAAATGTGCTCATTCCTTGTCTAGCATTTGATACAGCATATAAAAGACGTTGTATGAAATCTGAAGCTTGTCTATTGGAATCTGTTGAACCACTTTCTGCACCGAGATCATCTAATACAACAAAATCAGCTTGTCCAATTAGTTGAACGAAATATTGTAGTGTGTATTTACTGCTCTTATCATCGAAAGAATCCATAATCATCCTTGTTATTGCTTCTAATTCCACATATAAACAACTTCTCATAAGGTGATAGTTTTCTTCTCCCTGACTGATATCCCAAAAATATTGATTTAATTCATGAAGCATGCTGTATGCTAGGAAACTTTTTGCCGTCCCTTGATTTCCTGTAAATACAACTTTTCTAATTTCTCCGTTCTTTAAACCCTCCAAGGTTTCTTCTACAGCTTTCTTGTGACTAATCGTTTCATCACACCCGGTTCTGTAATCAGATAATCTCGAAAGAGGAATTTTCTTATTTGTAATAACACTAGCCTTCTCCAGCATGTTGAATTTCTGCAAGCGGTTAATCTTTTTATAGTGAGCATTAGCCTGTTCCTCTAAAACTTTGTTATTTTGTTCAACTACGCATCTAGGACAAACAACTTGTCCTTTGTATTCAATCATTTGAACTGGCTTAATGATTTTCTGTCCGCCTATTTCATAAGAGTGATTCATACATTGATCAGAATGGTAATTCACCTTCAATTCCAGGGATTCTGCTATTTTTTTCATTGGTGTTGCCATTTCTATTCGCTCCTTTTTTACCTTTGTTTTTAAACTCTATTTCTGCCGCATTAACATCAGCTAAAGTACGAATGTTTTTGTTAACCCACTGTTTTAAAATGCCCTCAGCATAATTCCATTTCTTTTGATGTTTCAAGGCACGTTCCATTGCTGCTTGTACAAGTTCTTCGCTTGTATCATTTACCCATTGCGAAATACTTTCAGCTATGAATGAATTTAAAATACCGAAATTATTTTCGTAGAAAGAGAAGATGCTACTACTACTACTTACATTCTCTGTAGTACTCTTTGTAGTAATCTCTGTATTTGTCTTTACTTTGAAGTTAGGAGACTCCTTACTTGTAAGTGAAGAGGGTCTTGATTTAGAAGTAACCACCCTATTTACTTCTAAGTAACCAGGGTCTTCTTTTATTTGTTGATACATACTAGAAATTTTCCTTATTTCTGTTGGTACAGGTTCCACAAACATTACGTTATTCAAAATTTTCCCATCAGCGTTAATAGTCCTAAACTCGATTTTGACAAGTAGCATATCAGTTAATAAATCACATGCTCTTTTCACTTGTAATTTTGTAAATCCAAAAGTATCAGCTAACTGTTGATAATTTTTTTGCAACTTGTCTGCTTTAAATTTTTTCTTGTAAGTTACTTTCCCATCTATTTCATCTCGAATTACTGTAGGGCGATACCAATAAACAATTTCACTCAATACCATAATCGCTACAATGTGAGGCTTACCATTACTAAAAGTGATGTAATTAAACCATTCATGATCTACCACATTACCTTTGAAATTTAACCCACCAATTTCAGTTACTACGTTTGACATAAATATTTACCTCCTTGTACAAACCGCCACATATGCTTGTCCACTTTTGATAATTCGTTGAATTTCATAATGCGGATAACCAACTTTGAAATACTTTTCAATCACCTTCTTTAATTCATCCTTGTTCTCTGCTAAGTCCCAGAACTTATTAGGTAATAGCACTTGATATTCAATTAAATCCATGTACTATTTCCCTACTTTCCGTGGTATACTTATAACAAATTGTTTTTCTTAAAGGACCCACTGCCATGGGTCTTTTTATTTTGTTTTATATCACTCCAAGCCCATTGTTTTATTGGCTCATAAGTGATGTAAAACAACCATGAACCACATCCGATTAACAATGCTAATATTGCTAATGATGTTGTATCTTCCGTCATGCTGACACCCCCTTTTCTAACCAATTAAAGAATGCATCCCTTGGAACCACCTTCTTACGCCCGATTTTCACTAACGGGAATCCTTTTTGATCCATAATTTCGTAAGCTGTCCTTTTCGCTACTCCTAATATTTCTTCTAAGTGTGTTACGTTTAACATAATTGGATAATCTGTACTATCACTAGTAACTGGAATGCTATCTAACTGTTCTACAGTTGTTTGCCTTTCATCTTCTTTATTGAATTGAAGTAACTCAATAGCCTCCCAAAACTCTTCATCCTTCCAACCCTTTTGAGCTGAAAACTTTGTAATTGCCAACGCGATTTGAACTGTAGAATTTTTCATTTTTTTATATCTCCCTTTCTTTTTATAAAATTTTAATTTTGCAATTAAGAAACATGATCATCCAATAAATTAGGTCTTTCAGGCGGATACCATCCAGAAATGAATTTCATTGCATTTTGATAATATTTTCGTGGTATTTTATCGTATTTAGCTACCCCGAAATGCCTTTTCAATGCTCCATACACCCCTTGATAAGATGCATTATCATAACCTTCTTTTCTTAGTTCGAAAACACGTTGTTTCACTTTTCGTTGAACAGCACCTTTGTTTTGTTCAGTAAGCCAAAGCTCATTATCTACTAAAATTTTCATTTTGTTCATTTCTTCTTCCGCATGATCTTGGCGTGATTTGATTTGTTTTAGTTCAGTCATGCTGTAAATAATCGAATCTTCGATTGACGGTTGCTGCTGTTTTTGAATGTATTCTTTCATTCGTTTGAATTCATTTAAAAACTTAATTTTCATCTTCATCGCTTCAGGCGTTATGTAGCTCATTGCGACAATCGCAAAGGCATCTTCTGTTAAGTTATATTTTTCATACCATTGTTTGTTTTGTGGGTGTTGATACTGGGTCTCCCCAAAGTTGGTGATACCCCATTGTTGTTCTCCTGCTTCTATTAGCTTTTCGATTTGAATTTCAATGTCTCTCATCACATGATCGTGACGTTTACCGAACATTTGAGAAATCGTTAAGCTATCCGTAACCACTTTACGCCCTTCCATAAAAACAAACTCACTTACCGGATGTTGTGCAACTTGTAATTGATTCAATTTCGTTTACCTCTCTTTCCTCATTAACTCTCGAAACGCGAGTAGGATTATAAAAAAAATTATCTACCGATACACCAAAGAACTCCGCAATTCGCATAGCTATATTCCATCTAGGATTCTTCTTTCCGTTTTCAATTTCACAATAATAGTTAGAAGAGATATCTAGTTTCTTAGCTACCTCAAATTGCTTCAGACCTTTATTTTCACGCAATTTGATTAACCATTCTCTTTTCATGTTTACCTCCGATGTCATATGTTTGACTTTAGTATACTCGCGATTCGCGAATATGTAAATATCTTTTCCGAAATTTTTTCTAAATAAAATAAATTCGCGTAGCGCGAAAAAAATATTGATTTTGTTCTGTGAAATGTTATCTTTATTTATAGGGAGGTTTTAAACATGAACATAGGGGAACGTTTAAAATATTTAAGGAATAAACAAAAATGGACTATGAAAGAAATTTCTTCCAAGTTAGGGATAGGCGACTCAACTTATAGTGGGTATGAAACTAATTATAGAAAACCAGATGCGGAAATGATTTGTAAATTAGCTGACTTGCATAATACAACAACCGACTATATTTTGTGTAAAACTGACGATCCAACGCTAGAGAAAGCAACATCTTCTAATATTAAAGATTTCTTTGATAATCAAAAATTACATTGGGATGGAAAAAAATTATCTGATGATGATGTGGAAAGTCTTAAAGATTTGTTAGAAGTTGCAGTTAAAAGAATGCTTAAATAACAAAAAAGGATTAGCAAGAAGCTATTCCTTTTTTTGTTGTCAGTATATGTTGAAATTTCCTTAATTCAATATCTGTCAGTAGCCCTTGCTTATGTAATTCGTCTAATACATAAACTACATCACCTGTCACATTGTCACTTCCTAATAACACTTGTACCATTTGCTTCACTTTTACTTCTACCCCTTTATTCATCAAAATAACTTCCTCCCTTAGTTGTTGGTAAATATTAGGTGTCGACTTTTTGTTTCTTATCCAAAAACCAACATTCCCCAAAAATCACGAAAGAGGCTGCGAAATCGCAACCTCTAACTCTTTATTAACTATTTAATTTTTATTATTAAAGCCCGCCAGGCTCAGACATCATATATTGTACTTGTTGTTTAACTGGTTGTTCTTTACTGCCCTTAGTCGCTGCCCCTACATTCAACGATAGAGTAAAAGCACTCATAATACATAAAACTGCTACACTAATTTTTTTCATCCTCATCCCACTTTCTTCTCTAATGATGCTAACACACGTTTCACAGCATTAGCATAGTGATAGTTTCCAACCCGTTCGAAGCGTTTCAAAGCTTCTCTTAATCCTAGTATATCATTGTTAATTCTGGAAATATAGTACATTGTGAACGGTGAATCTAATTTTCTTTCTTTGGCTAATTCTTCAAACATTTTTAGTGCTTTATTCTTATCGCCATATAAACCTTCATAATATGCAACTTCAGATAAATCAATACAAGAAAAATCTATTTTATCTAAATTAAACCCGTTATCGATATACAGAAAAGCAAGTGTAGATTGAAAAGACTTATATTTTCTACTTTGTTTTGAAATGCCGTTTTCCTCTAGATACTTTATACTTTCTAAAATATATTTTTCCGCTTTTAAAACATCGGTAAACATATAGGACTCCCCAACGCAACATAAGGCTGTTGCTTTAATTATTGGCGCTTCCAAATCTGTTTTTAATATTGCTTCACACTTAATTCTGCACTCAGTCAAATCTTCATTGAATAAATTAATATATGCACTACGAACATTGTAATGTATTTCATGACAAGATTTTAAAAATGCATTTTTTATAAGCGCTAAATTTTTTTCTACTTTATCAGAATATGGGAGCATAGCTCTATAATTAAAAACATCATACATCGAAAAACTGTATAACATATTTACTAAAACTTGAACTTCTGGATCATTTGCAAACATAACTTTATCCATGTCATCAATTAAAGATTGTCCTCGTTTAACATTTCGACTTCTATTATTAAATAATTTGTAGATTTTAAAGTATTTCTTTAAATGAATATTTTTTTGATGTTTTTCAATCAGTTTATCTATAACTTCATACTCACCAATGCCCTGACAATAACATAACGCTTTGCGAATATTTAAATCCCCCGAACATAGCATGATAAATTCATTAAGAATCTCTTTTCGTTCTTCCATATCTTCAAAAAGAATCGAAGCTACAGGTAAAAACTTATCAAATTTCATTTCTGAAGTTTTCCCACTTACTGCATCAGTTATTACTACTCGATCCACTCCAGTTTTTCGTTCAATATCCGGGAATGTTAATTCCCTTCTATCAGCTTGTTTTTTAATACGTTTCATTAAATCTTCCACGATAACTACACTTCCCTTTCCTGAACACAGGACGCCATCCTAACAATTTCTCAAGTTGGAAACAGATTACGAGAAGGGAATATCTTAATTTTGTGTTATACTTGGATGTGACTCGTATGGGTAAGTGTTTCCTAAGTCTAGGTTAGGGAACGGTTTAAGAGGCGGTGTGAGAGTCCCTCTTGAACGCGCTCATATGGGTCTTTTTTCGTTCGTTTTAGTTATTTCAATACTAACACGAATTTTTACAATTTTAATAAAATAATTATTAATCAAATGTTGAGAAAGTTTTTTAATCGCTATAAATCAAGATTTAGTTGCATATGCAATTTTACATTTTTTCATCAATGAAGCTTATATGCATATTTTACCACCAATCACCTCGGAAGGGAACACTAGTTCTCATTATTATTCACTTTTTACCTCATTTAGAAATCATTATATGTACTATTGATTGTTTTACAATCATATATAGTATGTTGAATACTTAAAGACTATACTCGAATTATGAAAGCGTTAGAAGTATTTGGTCAAAATTTAAAAAAGCTTAGAAAGTCTAAAGATTTAACACAAGAACAGCTCGGTGAACAACTAAACCTTAGTCGCAATCAGATAAATAATTATGAGAATGCAATGTTTGAGCCGAGCATGGAAACACTTCTTCAAATCAGCTCCTTTTTTGATGTATCGTTAGACCTACTATGTAATGGGTATAGCAATACAAACGAGGAAGTTTTACGCAATACCCTCAAAGAAGTTCAACAAACGTATGCGGCGTTAGATGAACCTCGAAGAGAGCGTTTCTGCAGACAACTCGTATTTTATTCTAAAGTCTTAGCCGAGACTGACGAGTTGTTATGATTTGATTGTAGAAGAAATGTTTTCCAATTTCAAATTGTAAAATATTCATCTTTTTACAATTTGAGTAAGGGAGCTATTTGCTCTCTTTTTTTATTTGTCCATTCGACACAATATGACAATGACTTGATATTAAATTTGATATGCTGGCCTTGGAAATCTTATATTTTATTTAATTGGAGGATATTCATTATGAAGAAACAGTTCTATAAACATTGGTGGTTTTGGCTAGTGGCTATTCTTGTTACAGTCATCTTTATAAATGTCGTTGCAAATAATAGTAAAATTAAATCTGTCAGCCAAGACGCTAAAGTAAATGAATCTGATGAAGAAGTAAGCAAAATTATAGATGCTGGAAATTACAGATTACATAACCCAGATAACGAAACACGATTTATTTATTATGATGACGCTTCATTTAGTGACAACTTTGATGGATTTAAATTCACACTAAATCCACTTGCCGTTTCTAACAAGATGAAAACTGATAATGGAACAGATGTAGGATCTGTAGGAACTGCATTTGTAATTGACAATACTTCCAAATCAAAATTTATCTTTGATACAAATAAAATTAAAGTTTCAACCAATCAAGACAACAAACTTAGAATACCAGTTAAAGGTAATTTTATTAATCAAACCGAATTTATGCCTGGAGATAAAATAACAGATCCTACTAAAGGAGTTATTTCATTCTTTGATTCTTCCCAAAGAAATTTAGAATCTATTCAATGGGTAATATTCTCATTTGAGATTTCAAAAAAAGATGGTAATAACAAAACTCTGAAAACAAAGCAATACCATATTAAATTTAATATAAATAACCATTACAATGACCCGAATTCAGAGAAGAAAAATACTAGTTCCACATTATCTAGCAAAGGAAATCGTTCTAATCCGATACCCATTAATGAAGTAGCAACAATTAATGATTTAATCCTAAATAGTGATGGTGGCACCTTCAAAAAATTTAATACAAAAGTAGAATTATCCATACTTGAAGTTATTCGAGGTGATCAAGCTTATCAAATATTAAAAAAAGAAAATCAATTCAATAAACCTGCACCTGAAGGAAAAGAATGGGCATTAGTAAAGGTTAAAGGAAAAGTTGTTGATTCAGAAACTCAAGATTATGAATACTTCTTATCTGACATGAATGTAAATTTAGTCTCCAATGATGGTCGAGTATACAATCGCGAATTATCTGCCGTTACTCCTAATCAATTACATCAAAAATTATATAAAGGCGCTGAGGGAGAAGGATACATTTCACAAGTAGTTGATGTTGGGGATGATTTCAAAATTCAATTTAACACTCATGACAGTAATAAAATATTCTTTAATTCTAAATAA